CAACAGAAATATCTTATGATGAGTATATTCAGTTAAACTTAAGAACAGCCGATATGATTGTATTGGACTTAAACCCTTCATTATGGAAGTCGTGGATATATGACCTTGAATCACAGCCCGATGTTAAATACAACATCACAACCTATAAGGACAACCCCTTCTTACCCCAATCACAAGTTGAAGAAATAGAAAAACTACAAGAGAGAGACCCTAATCTGTGGAGAATATTTGGGTTGGGTCAAAAAGGCATACCAACAAAAATGGTATTTACCCACCAACAATATTACACAGATTTACCACAGGGAGCAAAGTTATTAGGATATGGTATTGATTGGGGCTACAGCGACCCCTCAACGCTCGTTAGAGTATCCAAAATGGACGATAATATTTTTTGTGAGGAACTACTACACCTTCGTAATATAACCATACCAGACTTCATTTATAAGATAAAAGATTTGGGGTTAAACCTTACCGACGATTATATTTGTGATTCAGCCAACCCTCAAGCCATAGAGGAGTTAAGGCGTAATGGTATAAACGCCAAGCCAGTTAAAAAGAACTCAATACTCCACGGAATAGATTTAATTAAACGGAGCAACTTTTTCGTTCATTCAAGTAGCATGAACTTACAAAATGAGTTATTGTCTTATATTTGGAAAACAGATAAAAACAATAATAACCTTGATGAACCCCAAGACAATAACAATCATATTATAGATGGAATAAGATATGTGTTGGAAATGAAGGTGGGTAGAAATACAGGTGTGTTTGTTTATTAAAGTTAAAGTGGTATAAACTAAAAAATATATTTATAGATATGACGACACAGTTCATAGAGTACAAGGGTGAAAAATACCCCATTAAAGAACCAACAATTAAAATATGGGCTGAGGTAATGAAGCTACAAGGAATACTTGACGAACAAGACATGTTTATCAAGATACTTGAAATGACTACTGGTTTATCACAAGAACAAATACTATCGGCAGATGCTAAAGACGTACTTGATGCTGGTAAATCTGTATTCACTTATCTTAACCAACAAGATAAAAAGGTAATTAATGAGTTTCAACACAGCGGTATAACATACCAATTTTTAGATATGACTGATATATCCTTCGGTCAATTTGTAGATATAGATACTTTTTTATCCAAAGATGAAACCTATAGAACACAAAACCTAAATGAACTCGCAGCCTACTTATACATAGAGAAGGGAACTAAATATGGTGATGTTAAAATTAAAAAGAGAATAAAGGCATTTGAGGAATTACCAATAAAATACCTTGAAGGCTCTGTTTTTTTTTTGTTGAGTTCAGCAAAGGCATACGAAGAGATTACCACGCTTTATTCCCAGAGCAAGCTGCTGTCGTTGATGATGAGGACAAAAATAGTTTTTCGTCTCATTGGGGCTGGTATTCAGCAGTCAGCACATTATGTGAGGAACAGGTTTGGCGTTTTAATGACGTGTCTAATTTATCCCTTTATCAGTGTCTTAATCATTTATCTTACATTAAAGACCTTAATCAAGAGCGCGAAAGGCTAATAAAAATTAACAAATGAGTAATCCTTTATACATTAACTTTAAGAATATTGCGGATGACCTACAATACATGGTGGAGCACCACAAACAAATCAATTCGTATGGGTTAGGTGATACAGACCAGTTAAGTTATTGGACACAAATTAGAGACCAAGCCCCCAACCCCACATTTGAGAGCCCAATATTTCCTTTACTATACATCGTGCCTGGTAAGTGTTACAACAACCTACGATATAAAAAATGGGAGTTTAATTGTGTAATGTTGGATATTGTAGATAGGGACTTAGCCAATCAAGTTGATGTGTTTAGTGATACACTACAAATGGCACAAGATGTGGTTAGTCAATATAGATTATCCGTGTGTGATAAGTTTGGTAATTTTAACTTAAATTATTTTGTTGATGATAGCGTTGTGTTCGTTCCATTTTTTGAGGACTATAGCGACCTTAATAACGGATGGACGGCAATATTAAAAGTTAATACAACCACCGCCCTTGATAGATGTGCCGCAGCCTTTAATGATTTTACTGGTACAACAATAAATCACGACACAATAAACTTTAAGACATTCCACGATGACTTTAGATTATTAGCCGACTATCACAAACAATTAAACTCATTTGGATTTGGGAACTACGAGGATTTATCCTATTGGACTGAAAGCAGGTTAAAACAAAACAACCCCACATTTGAGAGCCCATTTTTTCCACTAATGTATGTTATACCATCTAATGCCGAACAGGTAATTCAAGAAAACGGGTCATCATATATGGAATATGAGTTTAATTGTATCGTGATGGATATTATAGACAGAGACCTTGTAAATCAAGTTGATGTACTCAGCGATACAAACCAGATTTTAGATGATGTTATTTCTCAATTTAGATTATCAGTTACAGAAAGTTTAGGGTGTTTTAACTCCAAATATTATCTTGATGAAACTATTGAGATGATTCCTTTTTTAGAAAGATATAGCGATTTATGTGGGGGGTGGAATGCTATATTAAAAATTAAAGTAATGACCCCACTTGATAGATGTAATGCGGCATTTAGACCATTTGTTACACCTACACCAACCGCTACGCCTACTAACACCCCAACTATTACACCAACAAACACGCCAACCACAACCAGCACCTCAACACCGACCCCGAGCATAACAGCGACACAAACTACTACCCCAACTAATACAGAGACACCTACCCCTACGCAAACCCCAACAAACACCACTACACCAACCAACACAGAAACGCCTACCAACACGCCAACCCCAACTAACACTAACACACCTACACAAACTAATACAGGCACTCCTACTAACACACCTACACAAACACAAACGCAAACAGGAACACCAACCAATACGCCTACCAATACAAATACACCAAGTATCACACCTACACAAACACAAACACCTTCACCAACTCCAAGTGCGGGTGGTAATAAACTTTGGAACACTAATACTACAATTTGGGAAAATGAAACTGGATTGTGGAATACAATATAAATAATTTTTTATGGCAACTTTAACAGGACAACAGATAAATCAAACCTACGATGGATTACTTAAACTTGAAGACAGCACAACTGGAATAACTAATTCATTCCAATCAATTCAAGATGGGTTAGGAAATAACACAGGTTTAAGAATAAAACAAAACGGGTTATTTGGTGGGGGTGTAATGTCCTACAACCAATTACAACCACAATATACGGGTAATGGATATTTAGCCACATCAGCTGCACAATATAACGCAGGTATGCAGAATACAATAATCGCAACCCCTTTTTATGATAGTGGGTTATATTCTTATTCAGCGATTACAACTTATACAGGGCAAATAACCACAACAAGTGATACACTTGAATACGCAATTTATTCATCACAAATGATAAACCCTTTTGGGTTATACCCCTATGAACCAATAGTTTCTGGTATGACAGCATCAACAACATCAACAGGGGCAAAGACATTTATATTCCCATCAAATGTTTCAATGAGTGGAACAGGTGCGGGGTTATATTGGGTTGTTTATAAAGTTAGTAATAGTGGGGTCACACCAACATATAGGCCTGGCACAGCATCAACCTCCCTTTCTTTATCAAACACATACCAACTAATAAATGGGATAGTTTTAGGTTTTACTGGCAACTATACTGCGTCATATAGGTCTAATAATGGGAGTGGTAATTTTATGTCTTTCTCAGGTTTAACAACTTTTAATAACCCATACTCAAATACAATAAACACATTACAGAGCACGACAACAACATTAACGGGTAATGGGTTGGGTATATTATTACACACAATAGGAGTATAAATGAGATACGCAATAACAGAAGGGGCGTTAAATGAATTAGGTAAGTTATTTGTCCAAAGGATGAAGACTGAAATAAAGAAAAAACAATATCCTTATGCCCCTGGTTTTGCTGGCGGCAGACCAACAACAGGAGTGGGAAACAAATATGCTACAGGCAATTTGTATAACAGCCTTGGGTATAAAATTGTTATGTTCCAAAACTTACCCGCCCTTCAACTTGTTTATGCTGATTATTTTGAGTTGGTAAATCGTGGTATAAAACCAAATCCAAAATATGCTAATGGAAAAAGTGGTGGTGGAGGTACATCACCGTTTATCCAATCATTATTAAAGTGGATTTCCATTAGGGGTATAAAACCAAAAGGGTATAAAGGTAAAGGAGCATATAGTAAATCAGCCAAATTGGGTCTTGCGTTGGCTATAAGAAAAAATATATTTAAGTATGGTATAGCACCCGCTGGGTTTTATGATAAAACATACGATAAATTGGATGGGTTATTTGAGAACCCCCCACCATATATCGCAGCCCAACTTGAAAGATTAGGTGATGCCATTGGAAACGATATAGAGAACTTAATAGACAATATAGTAAAACAATAATAAGATGAGTTTAGATTTAACAATAATACAAAAACCACTTGATGTGTGTGAAAGTCATAGTGACCACACTTGGAATGTTTCCTTAAATGATTACTCAGCATATACTGATATAAGATTAGTTGTAGATGTTTATGTTAATCCTTATAGTAACGACCAATATGGTAATCAAGAGTCAGGAAAAAAAGCCAGGTTACTTATACCTGTAAATGAGTTTGGTAATTGTATCTTTAATGTTGAAACTATTATTAGAAACTTTACAAAACCAAACCCAAGGAACGCCTCAATGGTCTATAACCCCCAAGGACCATCGGCTCAAACAAATAATTATTTAACTTATATTATGCTTGATACTGGTTTCCAAATTACAGGACAAACCAACCAAGCAACAATCAATAATGCTCGCCCCTCCACAATATCGTTTTCTAACGGGTTTAACGGGGTCGGAGATGGTTATGAGGAATTATACCACATTAACGAATATCGTTTAATTTACGGGGTTCAATACACCTCTGGCGATACCACAACGCTTATTATTGATACAACAAATTATAATGTTTATGATGGGTGGGATGCTGACCCAATAAATCCAGCATCAGCATCTACCCAACCATACGGAATTATGATTTACCCTGGTGTTCAGGATAATAAAATTGTTGGTTATTCAACTAACCCAAACTTTAATCCGTATTACACAACAAATCCAGAGTTTAACTATCACAACACAAAAGTTTATGACTATGCGATGAATACAGGTGTGGCACCTTTTAATCTTGATGGTTTATTTATGGCAACATTTGGAACAGAAACTTTACCTATGACTGCGTTTGGAGGCTCAGTAAATCAAACAAGATATAGAACACACTACTATAATTGCCCTATTGTTATTCCTTTTATGTATAGTGAAAATCCATTGTATAATAACTCAAGTGTAGTGGATTCAATTACTTACTTATTAAAATCACAAGGCAACGGACAAAAGAATTATGATACAGCATTAAATTATCCAATATCATTTACCACAGGAGCAACCTATAATTCTTTTTTAGGTCAAAGAATAGCATACGGAATCTACAAACAAAACCCAAATTATTTAGAACAAAGCGATATAGCTATTTTTCTTTCATCAGGAACTTGTGACCCAACAGGTGCGAATAAAGTGAGTGAGATAGTTCAGTATAAAATGGTAGGTCAAGAATGTTTTAACGACCCATTTAATTTTTTATTCTTAAACAGACAAGGAGTTTGGGATACATATACATTTACAAAAAAGAATACCAAATCATTTTTACCAAAAAGAAAAACATATTCATCATATAAAACATTAAACTCAAAAGTTTGGAATAGACAATCATACGATACAAGTGAGAGTGTTTATTACGGACAAGCAGCTGAAGTGGCAACTTTTGATACTGGATACTTAAATCAAAATGATAGAGAAATTGTTGAAGATTTATTATTGTCCCCATACCTTTATATGATTATGGATAATTATACCCCAATACAAAATCAATGTGGGGATTTTACACAAACACAAATATTCCCTTTCCTAATTCCTTGTGTAGTTTTAGATAAAGAGGTTAAAGTGTTCGAACAGAAATATCAAAGGTTATTCCAATATACATTGGAGGTTAAACAAACACCATACAGACCATACGATTTACCTTACTAATATATGAGTTTAAGAATTAGAACAACAATAGACGGGGCACATAAGTTTTTGGACATCTACGAAGATGAACCTATATTCATGGATTTTTCTTTTGCTGAAGTACAAGATATAACTCAAAAAAATAGTGCGTTCTCCCAATCGTTTAATTTACCTGGTACAAAAAATAATAATGAGATTTTTAATTATTATTATAATGTTAGTTCATTACCTTTAGATTTTAACCCCAACAATAAGTTTGAGACAATTTTAAGTTGGGACGGGTATGAAATATTACAAGGTAATATAAGGTTAAATAATGTAACTATTGATAAAGATGAAATTATTTATAACATAACTTTTTATAATCAGGTAGGAGATTTAGCATCAAATATTGGTGATAAGTTTTTAATTGATTTAGATTTAGATATTTTATCACACCCATATTCCACTGATGTAATATTACAAAGTAATATTGATTATAATTTATTTCCAATAACAGGTGCCACAGATTACTCTTATCAAAATGGTAAAACCATGTGGGGTCTTTATAACATAGGATACACTTATATTTCAGGTAATAGTGTTGATATAAGTGTTAGTCCATTAGTTCAGTTCTCACCTTTTTCAGCAGGAACCTATACACCGATAAATGGTAATTTTGATTTCCCACAAACGCCAGTAAATGATTATTATTATAAACCAACTTTACAGATTAAAGAATTATACACTCAAATATGTAATGAGGCAGGGTATAAAATAAGTAGCAACTTTTTTGATACCAATTATTTTGAGAGATTTTATATGCCGTTAAAGTTTTTAGATGAAACAATTTATGCCAGAAACGCAATACCTTTATGTTTTAGTTATAATGTTCCAATAACAAACTTATACGATGATACAATAGAAGAATACCTTGACCCTTCTTTTGACCAAACTTGTAATAACTTAAACCTTTCAGCAACAACAACTTTTTTTACTATACCATTAGAATATACTGGTCTTTATACTATCAAGTTTGTTTATCAAATTGACCCATCACCAGTCACACAAATAACTTTTACAAATACTATTTGTCCTACTACTTGTGATTATTATTATACAGATGAACTTGGTAATTACCAGTCAGGAAATATTCCTTGCCCCTTCCCATCACCAGTAGTTCTTGATGGTATAAATCCTTATGGAACTTGTAGTTTTACTTATAATTATTTTCCAACAGCCAGTTTATTCTTTACAGACGGAACAACAGATATTCAACTCCGTAATGATGTGAATATGTTGGGGCAACCATTATTAGTTTCTTTTGAGAAGCAATTTAACGTCACAGGTACATCAAGTAATTTAGGTTTTTATTTCAAGGGTGTTGATGTTGATATTGTAGATTTCAAGTTGGAAATAACTGTATCGCCAAGATTTTTAATTTCTGGTTCAACAATAAATTATGGGGAAGAGTTCCCAACAAACGATTATAAACAAATTGATTTTATAAGTAGTATAAATAGATACTTTAATCTTGTTATGGTGCCTGACCCTGATTACCCAAAACAAATTATAGTTGAACCTATTATAGATTATATTGGTAAAGGTGAAGTATTAGATTGGACAACAAAAATAGATAGGTCGCAACCAATAAACATTCAACCAACAACAAGTTTAATAAACGGAACATTAGATTTTAATTTCCAATTAGACCAAGATTACGCTAATCAAAACTTTAAGAAAGCATCAAACCAAGTTTTTGGAACTGATAAGTTTAAGTTGGGTGTTGATTATAAAGATGCCACAACAAGTTTTAATACCATGTTTTCAAGTCCAATGGATATTACTATCAATTCATCGTATCAAAACATGCTAACCCTACCTTCGTTTTCCAAAATAACAACAAAAGATGTTAATGGTCTCGTTCAACAAAACTTTTTACCTTTTAGAATATTACCAAGATTGATATTTAGAGGACCTGTTTTACCTACTGATAATTATGGTT